GTTGATTTTCCTGCTATTCCAATAGAACCCGGCAGAGAGCATCGCGTACCTGGAAGACACCAAGTCGGGGTTGTCAAGGAGGTCTTCGGGGACGATTTTATCAAGTTCGGCATAGTTGGCCTTCCCGGTGGTTTGGATGTAACCACGGCCCCTAAACTTCCATCCATCGGTGATTTCGGTATTGCCCAAGCGACCGCCATAGACCTTGTTGGCTATGGCTTCGGGGTTGCGGGCGTATAGTTTAGCCGTTCGGTCGTTGAAGTGCCTCTTGAAGGTCTTTAGAAGCCCTTGAGCGGAGTAGTTTAGGTTCTCCCGCGTTACAAGGAATCGGCCCGATTCGTGGGCGCATTGAGAGAGGAAATGAGCGAGGCGAAGGGGGGTGTTTATGCTGTACCTATCCTGCACATCGCTCAGTTGGTCTAAGACGTGCCGGGGAATGGATGGGTAGAGGCCATCAAGATTCATCGTCCACCTTCTTATGGAGGCGTTCGCTGAGTGTTTCCACGAGCCTTAGACCGCTGAATCCTACGATGAAGGCCATTGCAAACTTGGCTGACTCAAGTTCAACGCCAAGGAAGTTTACAGTAAGGGGGGTAATGTAATTAGCAGACAATGTTCCTGCGAGAATGGAGAACAGTTGGGTGCGAATAGACGCGCCCTTTTGCTTTCCAACGAGGAGGAGGCTTCCGAAGAAACCGCCCACGGACATCCCGACATTAATGCCGAGTTCCATCATCATCTGCTTGAGTGACATTACAAGTAGGTATTGAGGGTGGTTAGGAATGCGGTTGCAGTCGTGCCGATGGCTACGAGGTCAGGCCCAGTAACGAACATAGACTCGTCCAAGCCTCCTGAGAGGTAGATACGAACCTTTGTAATGCCCGATGTGGCATCCAATTCGGTGGCGTTGATGTCCCTGTAATTAAGGAAATACTGCCTTCCATCCGAGTAGGTCAGTTGCAGTTGCGTTGCCCCGAAGGTTCGTGCTGTGAGTGTTGCGAGTGCCATAGTGCGACAAATTTAGTGAGAGATGGTGGATTATGGTGTCGTGAGCGGTTGCAGGAATTCCCCCAGCACCTTGTCAGCGGTGGCCCCGTCGGGGAAGGCGAACTTGCGGAAGGTGGGCATTGCTATGCGGTGAGGGCTTGCAGTTCGTCGTTCGTGAGGCGGGTGGTGTAGAGGGCGGCGGCACGGATGCGGCCATTTAAAAATGAAGAACTACCTGTGTCTTCAATTTTACCGAGGTTTACCATGTTCAAAGATGTGGGGAATGTTGCACTCGTCCCGCTCACTACTGCACCGCCATCAATACTCGCAAATAAATTTCCGCTCACTCCATTTTGCTGATACGCAAAAGCAATTTTATGATACCCGCTGGTAAAATTACCTAATGAAATACTTGTTCCTTGGATTTGCGCTCTCCATGCGCTTGAAGTATAGTATATCATTATTCTATTTAATTGATTCCCATCCGATAGGGTCAATAGCCTTCGGGTGGATGCATCATTTGTTGCTTCAAACTCGCAGTACATCGTCCCCTCCGTCTGCCCTATCGCACCGCTGACCGCTCCCGTGACCGAGATGACATCTGCGTTGCGGGTGACTGACCCTGTGGTGGTGGGGATGTAGGAGGTGGCTACGGAGCCTTGTTCTAATTGAGACCCCCAAATTAGCGCATTAGTTGCGTCATTGGAGGAAACGACTACCTGAACCCCAGAGTTGCTTGCTCCGAGTGTAATGGCAGAACTTGCAAATCTAACCCATCCCGAAGTAAGCGTTATTGTAGCAGTTGTACCGACAAATGTTCCACCGCTTGCTCTCTTCATCTGAACTTTAATCTGCTTCCCGATGTTTGCCCCTTCTCCCTTAAACCAAATACTCGTATTGTAAATCTGACCCGTTGTCGCTGCTGCGTAATTTTGGTTTAGCCCTAAATCAACGTCTCCTTGTAAAAGAAAATTTACCCTATCAGCGTTTTGAGTGCCATCGGGAGATACAGCGACATTCGCTTGAATGCCACTTGTTCCGATAGATGTGTCAATGCCCGTTGCGTTTTTTCCCCAACTTGCGTTATCAAATTCTTGGCTTCTTACAAGATAATTTGCAGCACTCGGCTCTACAAGCAACGCAGGGCAGCCATTCACCGCACCACCCAACGGGTAGTCAAGGCGAGGTACATTGTTTGCAACGAGTTCAATGTTTCCGAGAGAGTTAATCCTCGTGGATTGACCTGCGGTGGGCGTGGTAGTACGAGTGACGGTGAAATCACCCGCACCCGTTTCGGGGAGTTGAGAGTAAAGAGTCCCCGCTTTAAGGCGGTAAGGAATGTTGAGTAAAGATGGAGTTGACATAGTTGAGGGTTTGTTAAGATGGATTTAAAGTTGAAAATCTCGCAAGGATGCAGTTGTACGCAACGACCTCCTTAGCAGTCGCTAAGTCAGTATCGCAACGAAGGTTGAAGTACCAAAAGTCAGCGTAGTCCTCGTTAGCAGTCGGGACAAGCGGTGGGCCAGACATCTCGTAGCGAAACTCCCGGCCACAAGAACTCTCCAACTCAGGAGCAAACGCTCCACCTGCCTTCGCACGGGCCAAAAAGTTCGCCCATACATCAAACCAAAAGAGTTGGTTCACCACAACGCCCTGCAACAAAGCCAAGAACGCAGAAGCACTACTGCCTATCGCAATCAAATTGCTATTCTTTACCGACAAGGTTTCGCTGACCTCGCCCTGCGGGTAAATCCATATCGTCAAGTCCCCCGAACGAGGGTCGGACTCAAAGCCAATCAAATGGGCATACGACACATAGAAGGTCTGCGCATTGTCATAAACAAGCGTCAAGAACCGAGTCCCGAAGGTGAAAGATGAAAGCCTCCCAAGTGCCATTAGACGCTCATTAAATTAAGTTGGGCGTTCACAAAGTCAATCTGACTCAGCGTACCCTTCTGCTCAATCCAAATCTCGTAATAATGCACCCCCGAAGCAAACAACTCCGTGCAAACCGAGTGAGGGTCGGAAGAGTGAAAGTGGATTGAAACCTTCGTGGTCTCGTCAATCACCCCGTCCTTGGCAATGTAGAAGTAAAACTCACGGCCATTCGTTGCAGTCGCATTAATCAAAGCACTCACCCGATAAACAATCCCGGCATCGCCATTCCAAGAAACCGAAGGGCTTGCATCGTGGGACACATTGTAGGCCGTAGCAACAACATCGTTCATTGGATAAGGCAACCTCTCTGCCGTGTCAGCAGCAGCCGCAGTAAAGGAAAACGGGTTCTTCGTGGATAAACTCACGCATCCACGCTCAACCAACAAGACAGACGAATCGGCCAAGTTCTCAAACAAAGAGCCAATCCTGTTTGCGCTGTTCTGGGCAATGCCCGTTTCGTTCTTCACGACCAAGGAGGCCGCATCCAAAACCGGTCTTGTTTCAATAGCCATAATCTTTATTTACAGGTCAAATATACGATTTCAACAAGGCTCCTCGGTGTTCAAACAAGACGAATCACCCACCACCTCAACATCCAAGTCAAGCGTAATGATATAGAGGTTCGTGTCCCACGCAATCTTCGCCCCCTCAAACTCGCTCTCCAGATTCTCCTTAATGGAATACCCGGAACTCACACCCAACACATCCACGCTCACCGCACCGACAGTCTGCGCCAAAGACTCGTAGAGGCCCGTAATCTTGCTCTGGACGAGCGAACTCACCTCGTAAGGTCTCTTACCCTTCCTGCGACCGATAATCACAAGACGCAAGGGATAAACGATTCTCAGCAGGTCTTGACATCCGATGAAGTTGTCCTCCTCGGTGACCTCCGCCCGCTCCCGGCCATTGTAGCGAATGAAGGCAATGCCCTCGCTCCAATCGTAATCGTCAACAACGTGGCGGTACTCTCCGTTGGAGCAGTAAACGGCAGGGATGATCTTACCGTCTCGGTCGGGCAACAACTCCGCAAAGCCTGTATGCCGAACGAGTTTGTAGGCGTTCAGCCGGGCGAATATCTCGTCAATGACTTGAGTTACTATCATAGTGTCGTTCTAAACAGCTTTGGCACAAATAGTTTTACGAAGGTTTCGGTAAAGATAGCCCTCTCTTTATCGCTTAACTTGAAAATCGGTCTTTGAATCCTCGCCTCGTTAACGGTCATTTTAACGATATTCACTTCATCGTCCGGCCCTGTCTTTGTGGTTATCTCTGCCACAAAGTTTGGCCCACCGAACATAAAGGGAGACCCCTCCGAACGCTTATGCAGAACCTTTAATTCGTTTCTCAAAGTGCCTGTAAACTCCAAATCCCACGCCTGCACCTGCAAGCCGTACCTCTGTCGCAATTCAATATATGGCACAAAATCCCCTCTCCTGTAATCTCTTTTCTTAAATTTTGAATAATCCCTCTTCATTAAACTCATATCGGCAGCCAACTTCTTCTCGTGAATCCTCTTTTCAAGACCGTCAGGGCCATTGTGAGCAGCAACAGCCGCTCCACGCAAGGCATACAACCTCGCTTCGGGCAACCGAGAAACCTGCCCCTGAAGTTTCTTTATGTAATCATCAATCGTCACGGTATGAAGGATGCTTGCCGAACCCTCTGCCTACAAGCAAAACAGCCGCTCTCCGGCAGGGACGCTTGCTCAAAGTAGCGTTGCATATATTGGTCGTATTGAGCCTGATAGTAGTTGCTCAACTCTTGGTTCATATCCCGGTTGAATACAATAATCCCATTCAGCCTCTTGGAGAACTCCATCTCCTTCA